GTATTTATTGTTCTTTGTATTGTCGTTACTGTGTCTAATCCTGGTGTTATTAGAGTTTCTTGAAGAGAAAAGGATGCCCCTGGATTTGTGATTGTGAACCTTGGAACGGTTTCTAAGTTTGGTGAAGTCCAACTAAAATTTACTCCTCCAACTGTTTGTTCTGTAAGAGTTGTAGCTGTAGGGTTGATGTATTTATTTGTATCGGTGCTTTCAATATTATGTCCTGATGCAGAGTAGGAATATCCTGTGCGATATTGATGGCTTGTAATGGTTTCATTTATTACTGATTCAGATGTTGAAGAAGTCTGACTCGAACCACTACGGAACTGTGGAACGACAGGTACAGCAAGGGTTCTTACTGGTAATACTAATAAAACTAACAGCCAAAGTCTAGTCAATCGTAATACGGACAGTAGTAGATCCTATACAGCTAGTACCTGATCCTCCAGCAGTACAGGTATGAACCCCTGATGAAAGGCTAGTCATAGCAAGGTTTCCAGCAGTACCACCTGATCCCACTGTTGTCTGTCCTGATAGATGAGGTATCGAAGCAATTCCACTGGAAGGAGTTATCGCAGAAGGTAAGGCATCTCCCATTGTTACTGATTCTGTAAGACTGAAGGCCGACCCTGCACTTGTAATAGCCTTATCAGTTTGTATTAAAGCTGGCACTCCGCTAGTAAGACTAGAAACATTAAGTCCTCCAATCTGACCAGAAGTTGTAGAGCCTCCAGCAGTTACAGATGGAGTAATATTATTACCTGATATTGAATATGTCGTTCCAAGTTTATTGGTAACGCTATATGGCATATCAACAGTGATCTGTGCAGAGGTTACAAATTCCTGTTTTATATCAGCATAAGCTGGTGCTGATATAAGAAATAAAAATGGAAGAAGTTTTTTCATGTGTCTAGTTTTCCGTTGTTTTTAATATTTTTCCCAGTAATGGGATCAACTCTAATAACATCAGGTTTACTTGTAACCAATTCTATTGGCTGTTTTATTATTATAGTTTGAGTGCCACCAGTAGAGTTACCGATAGTACCATTTTCATCTTCTTTCTTTTTCTTTTTAGCTCCCTGTGCTGCGTTAACACTTATTCCGAGCCCACCTAAGATGTTCCCTAAAAGTCCAGCAGCGAATGTACTATCCACTCTTGGCTGATCTGGTATGTCTATTCCAAATAGCTTGCTAGGTAGTTTTATATATCCAAGAGACAAAACTAATAAACACCAAGTTAATATAAATGCTTGTGCAACAGTAGAAACTAAAAAAGTAATTTTTTCTTGATAATCAGGTTTATCATCGTCTAATTGCTTTGGTTTTTCTGTTAAATCTTTCGGTTTCTCTGCCATAACTAGGATTTATTAGTCATACTATACATAAATATAGCTTAAATCAATGCCAGAGGTATATGGAGCGTTAATAGGAGCAGCAGCCACCGCTTTTCTTATGGTACTGTCTAACATGAGTAATCGAAGAGAAAGAGATATTCGAGAGCTATTTAACAGATTAAATCAGTTAGAAAAAGCGGTTAGTCGTATAGAAGGTCAGAATCGTTAATATTTGGTATGTTTGGAATAGACAAACTACAAAAATGCTAAAGATTTTAAAGCCATTACTACTTAAGTTCCTTTCTACGTCAGCCTGTAAACAGTTAGTCGTAGATCTTTTACGAGCTATCTGTAAGCAGACTTCAAATGATCTTGACGACCAGGCAGTAGATTTTCTAGAGCAACAACTGTTCCCAGGTAGACCAGTATCGTCTTTACCACGATGAAGAATGATGGCTTCATAAGATTTATATCAACTCCCCTGCCTATTGAAACACAGTTATCCGTTGAGATGAGATGCAGAGAAGTTATGGGCTGTGATGATATAGATAAATTAAAAGCTTTTTGTATAGACATGATGAAAAACCATGCGAGGAGTGAACTTGTGCTGTCCAACGCAATGATGCGTATGCTGGAGCTTGAAGCAAAATTAGCTGTCCTTCAGACACCACCAATAAAGAACAGGTTATTCTATAAATTTCGCTTATTCATAGAAAAAGTAAAACTTGTAAGACAGATAAGACAGCACTTAAAAGATCACTCACGAGAAGCGTAACGAGCTTGTATGTCAGGCACTATTATTTCTGGATACTGGATCGTAAACCATTTGTGTCCGCACTCATAACAAAGCCGTCTGCGAACAGTTATAAATTTTGAGTTTCTTTCAGATCGGATAACCTTCTGATCGCTGTACATCTTACAGCCTGGGCACTCGACCCAAGTTATTCTTTTCATTTTTATTTGTTGTAGATTGTTTTTAAGTAAGCAGTTTCAATAGCATTTCTTTGTTCTGCATATTCTCTGTTTGACATATTTTCAAACAGGTATCTATCGGACAAATCGGCTAGTGCTTGGTGATACTGCTTTTCTGTCATTGGAACAGTGTTTAGTCCTTTTGCTTTCTTCCGTCAATTCGTCTTTGTACAGATTCTCTCCACATCAACTCATCTTTGGCTTCAGCAATTTTATATTCTGAGCTAGTAAATTCACGTTGTAAAGCTTCATAAGCTACTTTTCTAACCCATGCAGTACCACGGATACCTTCTTTGTCGGCTACCTTTTCAATAAGTTCTGCTCTGTTTGGGTCGATTAGTACCTGATAATAGCTTTTGTTTCCGTGTTTGAGAGCCATTTACAATGTTGTTCTTGTACTACTCTACCACCAAAAAGGCAAATCGGCTTTATCAAGTTGCTTTTCCACATACTTTTTTCTAGCTTCTCTACGTTTCTGCGTCTTTCCAGCACGGACTTCTCTAGCTCTTTTGAGAAACTCAATGATACTACCCAGATCTTTGGTAGTTGCCTTTGGAATCTCTTTGTATAGATCCTTCATCAGATCTACTCGAATATTCTTCTGCGTAGGCAACAGGCATTACCTCCATTAGGGTCTTGTAGTATTTTACCCCAAGCTGTTTATTATGCTTGGAGATATACCATCCGTTTTCGTTTTTGCAAATACCAATCATTTGACTTTCCCTCGTTTGGTTTTCTTAGTGGAAACGCTTTTAGAAGGTTTCCTAGTTTTTGGAGTTGTACTGCTTCTGGGTTTCATAGATGTTAGATGCCATCCGTTTCCTCTTGGGCAAGCATAGACATAAGCATGGTTTCTGCCACGTTTTCTCATGTCTGCTGCTTCTTTTTTGGCCTCCTGTTGAGTGCGGAATATAATCTTATTGCATTTATAACAATGCCCTAAGACCGATAATCCTCTTTTTTCTATGAAATCTCCCAACTTATGCAGTGGGAGTCTATTCATTTATGTTTTGACCAATGTTTGATTAGAACTTCGAGTTCTTGGATACGTTTCAACGCTGCGTTTATACGATCTTGTGTTGTCAATGAACTTCGCTCCACTTGTCACCAATAGACACTTCGGCTAATGCTGGTACGTCACCTAGCCATTTGGCCTCCGCTTTTTCCATTGTAGTTTTAAGAATCTGAGCCCACTCATCTGCTAAATCTTCCTTAACAAGAAGTATCAATTCATCGTGAACGGCTGCTGCAATCCTTACTTTATCTTCGCCTGTTTCTTTGACTTTGACCCATAAATTACCTAATGCACACTTTAATATTGCAGCACCAGCACCTTGAATCGGTGTATTACATCTGACAGTAGTTCTATTAAGATCACCTTTCAAGAATCTACGCATATTAGATACTGGAACTCTAGTCTCAGGCCATTCATCCCCTTCGGTGGATCGTGAAAGATAATTCATCTCTCTCTGCCAATCTCGAATACCACTATATGTAGTAAGCCAGTTATCACGAATCTTTACAGCCTCATCATTGGACATGATTACACCACTGCTTCCAGCATACTTTCGTAAACCTTCAGCACCAGCACCGTACAGCAAACCAAAGTTAGCGGACTTGGCGATCTGTCTATCACATCCCATCTGTCCAGCCGTATAGTCATGCAAATCCTCACCACGCTGAAACGCAGCAGTCATATTTTTGTCTTTAGCTAGTGCAGCAGCAAGACGTAACTCCATCTGTGAAAAGTCAGCGTCAACTATTTTCCAACCCTGGGGAGCCTGTACACATTGTCTAAACTCTGAATCTCTTGGTATCTGCTGATTGTTAGGCTTGATACTGGACATCCTTCCTGTATCTGCACCCAACTGCATATATGATGCTCTGACAAATCCATCATCTGACATCTTATCCTGTATGCTTTCAATCATCTGTCTACGTTTTTCTCTACGTTTCCAAGTCATAAGTGTTTGGATCGTAGGAGAATCAGCAGCGCAATTCTTCAAAGCATCTTTAGCAACACTAGGTTTACCATCATTGTTAACTGGTGTATAACCGAGAACTAATTCAAGTTTTTCTAACAATTGCTTAGAACTTTTAATATTGAATCCCGCATACTTTTTAGTGCCTAGTCTGACTGAGCCTTGGTCTTTCGCACGAAGGTTGAACGAGCCATCCTCATTTCTAGGCAACTTTTTTCCAGATGGTAAGTCATTATCAAGTTCTCTGATAAATTCATTACCCAGTTCTTTAATGTCATCTTCATAGTCAATACGACACTGCTCTAACTCTTCTCTATTCCAAGGTAGCCCAACTCTCCACATCTGGGCCATAGCTGGAAGTGCTCTACACTCTAAAGTAAAAGCTCTATCTAACTGTGCATTTCGTAGCTTCCGCTCTAGCACCTGATCTAATTCAAGTAGTACTTCAATATCCTTTGCAGCATATATTAGCTGTTCTTTAGATAAAGTTTCAGCACCCCAATCGGACTTCTGCTGCTCTTTGGATATGTTCATATCAAGCTGTCTTTTAGCTAGTGCATCAAGACCATGCTTAGTCTGTGGAATACCGTTGGTAAGTAATCTGCTGGCTAGCATACTGCAACGCACAAATCCTTCGGGATATATGCCATGCTCCTGTAACCAGCCAAGATCAAATACTGCATTGTGTGCCAGCCAATATCTATTGGTACTACTGAAAAATTCTTCTAAATAGTTCCAATCACTACGCTCTAACTCAAAGCAGTCAATAACTACTATGGTCCGAGAAGAAAAAGACCCCAACTGAATCAGTCGGAGCTTACCTTCTTCTGGTTGTAACTGTAATGTTTCTGTATCAAACGCAAGACTGTGTGCTGTTTGTAATCTTTTTAACTCTGATATTCCGTAATAAACAGAATATTCTTGCTTAGTAATAGTTGAGGTCATGGAAGAACCTATAAATATGCTCCATTATTGTAGCACAATAGATTAGTTTGTCCAGTAACTTAACTTTTTCTGTAAGGTATTCACACTAAGCTGTGTACAGATAGATACATCGAGTCCATAACTAACAGCCTGTAGAACTTGACTATGAAAATATTCTGGATCGTAATACTCAACTTGGTTTACTTTTTCTACTTTGCTTCTTTCTTTGTTTGAATATTCTGTGTAACGCACAGTAGCTAGTGGACTATCTTCGGTAGGATTTTTTTCCTCATAGATAGTGACATTTATTATGGGTTGTTTCAATTACTACTGCTCCCAGAATTTTTGGTTTTCCTCTATATACCCAGACCCATCGGTGTATAAACCCTCTTTCGTTCCAGTGGAAGAGTTTTCAACAACAATCGGTTTTGTATTAACCTCCTCTTTGTATAAACCTCCACTATTTTCCGAGGTTTTTACAAAATTAGGGTTTTTACAAATCTCATTGTTGTTCAAATCCGTTCCAATAACTACATTATTAGGTTTATACACATCATTTCGGGGTATATCGCGCGGGAAGGAACTAAAAGACTTTGGTAATTCCTTTCCAACAGCTTTATAAAATTTAGATGGTCTACCTCCTCTACTCTTAGTTTTTGGAACGTCAACTTCTTCAATTAACTTTTGATCTTCTAATTTATTCAAGCTATAAACTATGGCACGTTTTCTATGAGATCCACCAACAGTATCGTGATCTACCAGATCCTTAACGCACCAAGGTTTAGTTTCTGTTCTCATTAAACGTAATATATCCAATGTATGTTTGTTTGGAGTGTCTATTACAACCTCTTCTGTACGATCTGGTGCAGGACTTATAGAGTATGTGTAGTCAGGTAGCAGGGTAAATATCATCCTAAGTCCTTCACGATCCTCTCTGGACTTCTCAACGCTTACTAATCTGCTATTTGCTGTAAGACCCATTTCAGCAGCATCATTCATTGACAACTTTTTCATATTCCAAGTTTCATCCACCGCATTTTTAATCGCAGTAGTTCCTCTGAACTTACCTTCCTTGGTGTTGTGATGAATAATAATTATCGAACAAGCAGGAAAATCCTGTCCATTTCGTCTAACAAGTTTCTTTATAGGTAACGCATACTCTCTTCTATTCTCTTCGTATGGGTTGCTGTCATTACAACCATCCAAACTATCAATAACCACTAGATCATACGCATACTTGTTTTGCATCTTTTTGAATCTGCTATACCACTGCATATCCCACTCAGTAACTACCCGAACATTCTTATCGCACCCGATAAGTTTCATCTGCCTACGCAGTATCCTCTCGTTCTGATCTCCATTCAACCAAAGAACTTTACCCACTGGCACGTTAACCAAAGCACCATAAACATTAAACGCTTTTCCATGTCCAATATGTTTAGCCACTGTCTGACACATAGCAGTCTTACCTGTACCACCATCTGCATGAACCAACAAAGTCCAAGGTTTAGGCAGCAATCCTGGAATCAGATATTCAAAAGGTGTATCATCTAGCTCATCA